TAGGAGCTTGATTAGTAGGCTGACCCAACGAAGCACTACCCATATTAATATCACGATAAACACTCTCACTCAACTCAAGAGTCTTATCCTCACCACAACTAACAACCAAATCACTAGCATTAATCAAACTAGTATCAATATTTCCATCAGTACCATCATAACTTATACTCATATCTTTTCCAGTTCCTAATAATAATGTTTGGCTGTCTGTTAAGAGGTGTAGGTTTCCATCAATTTGTAATTTTTCAGTTGGAGTTGTTGTTCCTATTCCGACATTCCCAGAGCCTTGAATTACCATTAAATCGTCTCTCGCATAAAGCCCAAAAACAATAGCATTATTATTTGAATCATCTGCTGAGTGTCTGTAAGCAAAATACCCTGAATTTGCCGCACTTTTTGATTCTCCCAAAAAGAAATAATTTCTATCACCAGCACCCATCTCATCTCGCATAGCAGAAAACATCCAACCATCTGTCATAGCACCTGTAGCAACAAGGTCAATTAACGGAACATTTGAATCTACAGCCCCTGCAAGTGAAAGTAAAAAACCAGGCGCCGTCGTTCCAATCCCAACACGGCTATTAACACTATCATAGAATACTTCTGTAGTAGGGATGTAAGTCCATTTAGAGCCATTCCAATAGGACATCTGTCCAAGAGTTGTACCATCATCCAATTTAGCACTACTGCTATTATCATCTACATATTTCTTATTAACCAAATCAGCATCATCAACAGGAACACCACGCTTAATACTCCTTACATGATCACCACTATTATTAGGGAGGATTATATCCTTCATGAAAGGAGTAACCTTATTAGTTACTCGCTTAATCAACTTAGAAGTACGTCTATTAGTTTCTCGACTCATCTTATCCCAATTCTATTTCTCTTTAATATTTTACTGCCAGTAACAGGCAGTAAATTAAGAACCCTATTATCAATAACAGGATACTTAGTTTTCAACTCCTTACGTTTATTCTCAACGTAAACCATGATTAAGCAGCTCGTTCAACTTTAAAAACTAACCAAGTATCCAAATGCCCACTAACAGGAACGACATGCAATACATCAGTAGTAGCTGCAAGATTTAATAAATCAACAGCAGTTTTTACAGCAGCAGCACCACTACAAACAGTAGGAATAGATGCAGTTAAATCACCAGCCATTTTAAGGAGCCCCAGTACCAACAACACCCTTAATGATTCCTTGTTCCATCAACTGACCAACAAGAGTAGCCAAAGCATCAGCCAACTCAGCATTACTAGCATTATTACAATCAAAAGTAGTATCCTCAGTAAAATTATGCAAAAGCCAAGCAGTCTGCGTGATAGTAACATCCCTACGATCCCGTTTACCTTCATGAACTGTAGTAACAACCATTATACAACACCCTTATTGTCCTTAACCTTAAGTGGCTTAGGTACTAATTCAGGGTAACGCTTAACGAGTTGAGCAGCACCAACCAAATGACCACGCTTAACACAATTAGCATAAAGGACTTTAGCATTAGCCAAAGTCATCTTAACTAGCCCCAGTAATAACATGAACAGCCTTAGGATCAGTCAACAAACCCTCACCCTCTTCCCAGCAACGGATCTTCTTACCAATACCAGGCTCGTCAATAATAGCAGTACGAATAGGCATAAAACTCTTCCAAGTAACAGCCTTACCAGGAACAAAAGTAACAACCCAATCAGCAGTAGCATTAGGACTACTAACAATATTCAAACCCAACATACTCATGATAACACCACTTTTAACCTTCTCATCAGCCATATCGGGAATACTACTTCCCTTAACACTAATCAAGAAATCTAAAAGGCTCTGCTCCTCAAGATCATTCATCAAAACAATAGCACCCTTAGGACTGTAACCAGCAGCAGTAATCTTACGCTTAGCAATCAACAAATCCAAAATAGGATTACAAGTAGCAACAGTAGCCCAACCATCAGTAGCAGCATCATAATTAACATTAGCAGGGTCGGGAGTACCACTCGTAGTAGCCTCAGTCAAAACATCATAAATACGACGATCAACCTTGAAATGAACAGCACGAACAAGCTCCTCAACATTACCAGCCAAAATATCAACATCACTATCAGCAATATCCTCCATACTAATCAAAGGAGACTCAACAAAATACTTCCTCACATAAGAGGTCTGTCTCTCCCACTTCTGCTCAACAACAAAAGGACGAGCCTTACTAGAAACATTACTCATCATAGATGCAGTAACAGCCTGAGTAGTAGGAGTATCCAAAGGATTCATAGCAGTCGTTAAACTCAAACCCTTACGATACCAACGAATCTCACGACTCTTAGTCTTCGATTGATTAGCAAAACGCTTGAAAGTAGGAATTAACTTACCAAAACCCTTAGCGAGTTTATCAATATTAATACCACGAATATCAGCCTCAGCACTTCCATCATAAACCATTTTTAGATACCTCGCCCTAATTCAAACAAGAAAAATTGTCCATCAGTAGCACTCTCCAAAGCAACACCAAAAACATATCCCAAATCACTATCATTAGCAGCAGTATTAACAAATTCATTACCATTACTATGCATCACCTGAGGTAAACCAACAGTAACAGTACCACCAGCCTCGACTTTAAATATTCCGCCACGATAAACAGCGATTTGCAACTTTCCGTCACCAGAAATCTTTTCCTCAGCAGCGATTCCACCAAAAAGGTCATTTATTGCACTCGTAGCGGCGACAGTATAAGGAGTACTCAATTTAAGAATAGTCCCTTTAGGTATCGCAGCATCAGCACAAGTCATCATTATTGGGAGTTCAGTCTCCACCATTAAAACAGCAACAGCACTAGCCATATCATATTCACCTAATAGTTTCTATGTTAGCAACTATATAAAACTATGGCTTTTTCCTGAATTTATCATGCTCCAACACCATATTACGCTCAGCAATCTTCAAGACCTCAGACTGCAACAAAACACTATTTTGAGCATCTTCCAAAGCCTTAGTAGTGTGAGCCTTAACCTCAGTCCAAAAGCGCTCAGCCTTACTGCCAATCTTAACACCTAAATCTTTCGGTTCATTCAACGTCATTAGCCATCACCCGTTTAGCATAATCCTCAGCACTTTCCTCAACAACAGGAACACCAGCAACAGCCGATCCACCCAAAGTATCTCGAACACTCTGTTTCTCCTTACGAATCAACAACTCTTCAGCAACTTTATTAGCCTTCTCCAATCTACGAGCAACACTCTCAGCACTAGCAATCAAATCAAGACTATCAGTGCGGTCATTAACTTGATTCGGTTTTGCATTAACAAGATTACTTTCATCAACAATACTCCCCTCAGAAAGAGGTTTTGCATCAACAAGATTACTTTCTTCATCATCACTCATCTTAGTTATCCCTCATCTTACTATAACAATCCTTGCAATAAACAGGACTATTATACTTAGGCTCAAAAGGAACAGTATCCTCCACACCACACTTACTACACTTGATCTTAAATTCCTTACTCTTCTCACGCATATTAGACACGCTTATGCCTTCCTCAGCCAAAGTAGGAGCGATATTATCCTCAGGAATACTAACGCTTTCCCTGACCAAATCAAGAGTCTCCTCCTCAATACGCTCCTTCAAAACACTAACCAAAGTCAAATTACTAAAACCCAACACGGCAGTCTTACACTTCTCAAAAATTTCTTTATTAATCATTTTTCAAAATCTCCTTCTTACTACGTTCCTCAGCAATAATCATCGCACCATCCAACAAAGCAGTACTCTGCAACAATACAGCATCATTCCTAACATCAAACATCTCCAAAGTAACATCAGGCTGAACAAGCCCCTTCGCAGATACTTTAAAACTCACTCTAGTTCTAACTTTCCAATCTTTCTCAGTTTCCATTTTTCTAAATACCTCATTCTATAATAACCCAAAGTTTAACTTACTAGGGGCACTATCATCATATGCTTTCTTAGCTTCCTCATCATAAGCACGTTGCTGACGCAAACTCTCAATCTTATACTGTAACCAATAATTACTCTGAATCTTAGCAGCCTCCTTTTCATCAGCAAGCCACTCTCTATGAGCAGCACGAATCAAAGCAGCATTCTCCTTATCATCAGCATCATCATACTCCTTAGCCCAAACTTTATACTCACGATTAGTCTTATCACGATAATCGATCATACGAGCATTACTATCTTCCTCTTCCTGACGAACACGAGCATACTTCTCATCATTATTCTCACCAGGATGAATTAAAGCATCATCCTCAATAGCCTGATAAACTTTATCACTTAAATTAGCAGCCTTAATCTCCTCCTTAGTAGCACGAATAACATTCAAATAAGGCATATTATTCCAAATAGCAGTCCAAGTATCAGGATTCAAAAAAGCCTCCTTCTCATCACGCAACTGCTGAGCCAACTCAGGATGACCATTCAAATCAGCATCACGAATGCCAATCTTGTAAGTACCCAAAGCATTATCAACACGCAAATGAGCAGCCCAAGGATAAGTACCAATAGCACCAACAATAACAGCAGCCAACGATGCACCAACAACCTTAGGATTCTTCATCTTATCAATCATCTTAGTAAAATAACGTAAAGTTTTACTCTTAGTAACAGTATTAGTAGCTATCCAACCAGCCTGAATAACCTTCTGACCCTCCGAACCAGTCAACTTACCAATAGCAGTATCACCAGGAATAGCACTCTGCTTAATCTTCTTAGCAGCACCAAAAACCTTACTCATACTAGCAGCAAACTTACTTTCAGCAGCAGCAACCTCAGCAGCAGCAGCAACACGCTTAACATTTCCAACCATTTCAGCACTAGTTAAACTTTTACCAGTATTACCTAATACAGTATTTACGAGTTTACCAGCCTTAACAGCCTTAGAAACACCACCAACAGCACCAACAGGAGTAATCAGACCAAAAGGACTATCACCAACAACACCCTCAGTATCACCACCAAGCTTACCAAAAAAATCTTTAACCTTATCAAAAGCAGCAACCATATCAGGATTAACATTACTCTTCATACGCTCAAAAAAACCAGGAGTAGAGGAACCCCCAGAAGAGGAAGAAACTGGAGACCCCCCACTAGGAGGAAGAACACTCTGACGATTACCAGGACGATCATTAAAATTAGGAGCGACAACCTCCTGACTAATACTAGACTTCTTCTTAGTA